ATGTCCATCAATCAAGCCATTTCCGCCCAGGACTCCGCGCTGTACGTGAAGGCCGGTACCGCCCCGACCGCGCCGAACAATCCGGCCGGCTATACCGAAATCGACGGCCTGACCGCCTTCCCGTTCGGCCGCGGCCAGGCCAACACCCTTGATGCCACCAACCTGCGTTCCAAGCAGATGGAGAACATTGCGGGTCTGTCCGGCGGCCAGGCCGTGCAGGTGTCCGGCCACCGCTGGCCGGTCGGCAGCTCGGCAGGCCAGGAGATCCTGCGCGACGCCGATCCGGATGCCGACCTGCACTTCCTGATGGTGCTGCCCACCGGCGATGCCGCTACCTTCGTCGCCAAGGTCGCCGCCTTCAACGTGGCCCCGGGCACCAACCAGGTGCTGACGTTCACTGCGGACCTGCTGCCGCGTGAGTTCGCGCTGGTAACCGTGGCCGCTGGCGGCACCCCGTGATGCTGCTGGGCAAGCAGCAGATCCTGGACGCGCAGGATCGCCGGCACGAGGACGTCGCCGTACCCGAATGGGGCGGCAGCGTGCGCGTGGCGATGATGTCGGCGCGTGACCGTGATCGCTGGGAGCAGGAGACCTATGGCGGTGACACGCCCAAGGTGGATGACTTCCGCGCGCGATTCGTCGGCCTGTGCCTGGTCGATGAAATGGGCGAGCGCCTGTTCTCCGACCATGAGGTGGCCCAGCTGGGCACGAAATCGGCCGCGGCGCTGGATCGCGTGTTCCGTGTCGCGCAGACGCTCAATGCGCTCGGCGATGCGGCCGTGGGAGAGCTGGAAAAAAACTGATCCGCCGGCCTGAGCGCCGGCTTCAGTTCCGGATCGCGTGGAGGCTGGGCCTCCCGCATCCGGACCACCTGCTGGCGGGAGTGACCTCCCGCCAGCTCTCGGAGATGTATGCGTTCGCACGCCTGGAGCCGTTGGACCAGCCCCTGCAGGGGATGCTCGCCCAGCTGACCAGTGTGCTGGCGCAGGTGCACGGCAATACGACCACTGCCGACGACTTCCTGCTGGTGCGACCGCGTGCGTCGCCGGAGAGGGCGGCAAAGGAGCGCTCGCAGCAGCTGCTGGAACTGTTCGGCAGCGCATCGCGGCGCAACGCTGCGGCGTGATTCCGGGCGGGGCAGGGCATTGCTTCTCCGATGCGTGGCATGCAATCGAACCTGGGGCCCTGCGGGGCCCCTCATCATTCTTGGAGGAACGCGTATGGCGTCCACTAACCAGAATCTAGACGTAGTACTGCGGGTCAACACGACGGGCTTCCGTACCGCAATGGCGGAGGCCAGCCGCCTGGCAACGCAGAATCTCAAGACACTGCGCGCGGAGGCCGAGCGGACGGCCGCCGCGCTGGCGCGCGTGCATGCGGCACCGGAGGGCGCAACGGGCAAGGCCGCGACAAAGGCAAAGGCCAACGTCGGCGGCGATGTGCTCGGCAGCGGCTTGAAGGAGCTTGGTAGCGGCCTGCTGACGGCCGCCGGTGGCCCATGGGGCATCGCCATCGCGTCGGTGCAGAAGCTGGGCGAAGCGTACCTGGACATGGTCAAGGCGTCCGAACGTGCGCGCAGCGAGTACAAGGAGCAGATGCAGTCGCTGCAGCAGATGTCGTTCTCGATGGACCAGGCCGGCCTGGGCATGGGCGCGGGCACGCTGCCCCTGGAGCAGGCGGTCGCCACGCTGCATGAGCAGGCCAGGGCGCTGCGCGAGCTGGAGGCACGCGAGAAGGCGCTGCAGGGCTCGGTCGTCCATTGGGAAGGCCGAGTGAGTCATGGCCAGCGATCGGGACGGGAAGGGGCGGGCCTGAGTGCAGCCTCGGACTACGCCGAGCTGGAGAAGGCCAGGGCGAACCTGGAAGCGTTCCAGGCGGAGGTCGCGCCGGTCCAGGAGAAGTTCCGGGGCCTGAAAGAAACGATCAGGGGCGCCCTCGACGAGAAGCTGTTCAATGCGATTGCCGCGGCCATCCAGAACGTGGACAACCAGACGCTTGACCAGCTCATCGCGTCTCTGGGTGCGACGCAATGGAACGCATTGAAGGCGACCGATGCCTTCAACGGCATGCTGGGCGCCATGCGCGGAGAGGCGTGGCGGGACGAGGTCGAGTGGATCCGGCTGACCCGTGGCGAGTACGCGGCCTGGATGGCTGAACGCGGCGCGGAGATCAACGCAAGGGGCGGCCCGGACAAGATGGACCCGGCCCAGCGCGCAGAGTTCAACAGGGATGCCGCGCGCAAGAAGGCCGACATCGAACGCAAGGCCCAGTTCCGCGAACAGCAGCAGGCCGCCCAGCAGTCGGTCAGGGGCGTGCACGAGCAGGCTGATGCGTACGCCGGGCTGATGGATCGCATCGAGAAGCAGATCGCCCAGGACCGGGTGCGGCAGAAGCTGAAGGAGGGGATGACAGAGGCGGAAAAGCTGCAGGTCACCCTCCTTGACGAGATGGAGCATGCCGAGAAGAAGCTCAGCGAGCAGAAGCAACTGCGGGTGAAGGCCTCGCTGGACGCCGCGGTGGCCCTGGCCAAGGAAGCGGCAGCCGCTGAAGCGTCGAAGAAGGCCCAGCAGGATCTGCTGAAGCTGCAGCGGGAGCTCCAGCAGGCGGCGCATGCACAGCAGCGCGGCAACGACCAGGCGCTGTTCGGCATCGGCCATGGCGCAGCGAGCGTGGATCGCATGCAACGCCGTTCCGCTCTGGATGAGGATCGGGACAATCGAAAGCGCGCGCTGGACGACGAGTCGCGTGGTGAGGACGGTAAGGTCATCGAGTCGGAGCGCTACAGAGCCCGGCTGGCCGAGCTCGATGCATTCCATGAACAGTCACTGCAACGCGAGGCAGAGTTCCAGGAGAACAAGAAGGCATACCAGTCCGATTGGAAGAACGGCGCAATGCGGGCGTTCGAGGACTATGCCGATGCCGCGGCCAATGCCGCCGAGTTGAGCCACGGCGTCTTCAGTAATGCATTGGGCGGGTTGGAAGACAGTCTGGTCAAGTTTGCCCAGACCGGAAAGCTGTCCTTCTCCGACCTCGCCGACTCGATCATCGCCGATCTGGCGCGCGTGGCAGCCAAACAGATGGTCAGTGGGCTGATCAGTTCGATCGGGCAGATGTTCGGGCCGAAGATCACCGGCTTTTCCATCGGCGGGTACACGGGCCCAGGGGGCAAGTACGAGCCGGCCGGCATCGTCCACAAGGGCGAGGGCGTGCTCAGCCAGGAAGACATGGCTGCGCTCGGCGGCCCATCGGCATTCTTCGCCCTGCGCACTTCGCTGCGAACCGGCAATGGCCTGTCCGGTGGTGATAGCGGGGGTTATGTGCAGGTACCGATCGCCCGTGCCGGCGAGGGTGGGATGAATGTGGAAATCAACAACTACGGCGAAAGCCGGGTCAACACCCGGGAAGAGCGGCAGCGCATGCCCGATGGCAGCGAAGTACGGCGGCTGGTGATCGACATCGTGGGCGACAGCCTCAACGGTGGTGAGCTGGGCGCCATTGGACGGGCCCGATACGGATGGACGGAGGCAGTGGGATGAGCAGTTGGCCAGAATATGCAGAAATCCGCTTTGCGGATTACGGCGAGGAGATCGTCGCTTCGGAAGAGCGGACCGAGATGGAGCGCGGCCCCAGCAAGATGCGCGCGCTCAACAGCCGGGTGATGAAGAACGTGTACGCCTCGGTGCAGTTCCGCACCGCGGCTGACGCCGAGGCATTCGAAGCGTGGTACCTGCACGATGTCGGTCGCGTCGGCTGGTTCACGATGGAGCACCCGCGGACCGGGCAGCCGATCAGCGCCCGCTTCCCGCAGGGCATCGGCCGCCTGGTGCCACTGAACACCCGGTTCCGCTTCTCCAAGCGCGATCTTGTACTGGAGTACATGCGATGAGTTCCTTCCATGAGCGCCGCCAGCGCCTGGCCGACACCCAGGGACCGCTGATGCTGTTGGAAGTGTCGGCGCCGTCGATGCCGGAGGTGTTGCGGATCGTCAACGACAACGTCAACTGGACCAGCAACGGCAAGGAGTTCATTGCCGCACCGTTCGGCTTCCAGCTTCCCGACGATGTCAGTGGACAGGCACCGCGCGCGCAGCTGGTGATCGACAACATCGGCCGCGCACTCACCGAGGACCTGGAAGGGCTTGCCCCCGGAGAGATGGTGACCGCACGGTTGATGCTGACCGATCGCGCCGATCCGGATGCCATCGAGGCCGAGTACGACCTGCCGATGACCCAGGTGTCGGTCAACACGCGCACGGTCAGTGCCCAGTGTGGTGTCGACTTCCTGATGCGCCAGCAGGCCGTGCTGCTGCATGCCAATCCGTTCACGCTGCCGGGAATCTTCTGATGCGCCTGGTCGACGTCGAGCGATGGGTGGGCATCCCCTATGACGAAGCAGCGTGCGACTGCGCCGACCTGGTGATGCAGGTGCAGCGGGCGCTGTTCGCCCGTGAAGTGGCACTGCCCGGACGCCGGCCGCGCGGGCGGCGCGGCTCGGCCGAGCTGGGCGCATTGTCGCGCGCGCAGGCGGTACCTCGCGAGGGCCCTCCACAGGACGGCGACCTGGTACTGATGATCGAACGC